GCAGCGACTGGTTCGTACTCTTCGCTGTCTACTGTAGGAACAGCAGTGCGTTGAGTGATACCAAGCACCATATTCAGACGCTTCTCAAGGTCAGCATATGATTTGAACTGATCCTTGTGAGTGAATGCTTCAAGGGAATGCTCACTCTTCCAGATTGCTTCTAGTTGATCATCATCAGCTGACAGAGCAGAGACATTATCAAACTCAGAACTATCGTAGTTCCAGTATCCTGCGACCTTCTTGATCTTCAGTTTGAAGTTAGCACCTTCCCACAGATCAAAGACGTTTACTTTCTCTTCATCTTGGAACTCAGGTTGCATAGCAGCGAGGATCTTGTCGTGGATCTTCTTGCCATACTTGTAGAGGAAAACTTTGCCTTCGTTGTCAGGGTGCTTAGGATCCTTCACAACATAGATGTTGCTGTAGTATTGAAGCTTACGCTTCTGCTTACGAGCAGTCTCTTTGTCTTCATCAGCACCGCTGTTCCAGAGACGGCGGTTAACTTCACCAACAGGATCGTTTTCGTTGAGTGTAGTCAAAGAGTTTTCAATATACCAACCACCAATACCTTGGAAGGCGTGGGAGTATAGTTTTGCCCATGGGAGAGTCTCTCCATCAGGGGCAGGGAGGAAACGGATGACAGCGTATCCATTTCCAGAAGCGTCAACCTCTGGTTTCCAGAAACGTTCATCAACGTTCTTACCGCTGGATGATTTCTCTAGTTCCTTCTGCAGGAAGTCAAAGTTTGTCTGGGATTTACGCTTAAGGTCTGAAAAAGACATAGGATTTTTGGATTAAATTGGATTTGGTTTACGTGTTGGGTCTTACGCTTAGTACTGTGCTGCCCAACGAAGTTATTATAGCAGGTGGTGGGGTGGGTGTCAACCTGGTGGTCCTTCACCGTTTTCAAAACGAGTCTTGAGAATTTGGACTTTCTCCAACAACTCATCAAACATCTGTTCAATGGGAGTGTCTGGTGTAGCACCTAGCATAACAACCCCTTGCTTCATTGTCTCAAGGACAGAGACAGCTTCAGGATCGTCACTCAACTTGATGCGAGCATGAAAGATCTTTTGCTTTTCAATAAGAGTTGCTAGAGTATCAAAGTATTCTAGTTTACGTTCTTCATTGAGAAGAGCAAAGTTCATAGCAGATCTAAAACAATACTGCTGGAGTTCCATCATCTCTTGGATATCTCCTCGGATGATATCTGATTTAAAGAAGCTCATACTAACATTAATTTGGCACGACTGGTTTTTTTCATAAAATTAAGTTGTTGAGCATCATGACGGAGTTTTTCCTTCAATGGTTTGCTGATCAACTTATTGATGCTATCTAGTTCAATCTCATTCACTTCACAGTAGTGGATAACCGAATCAATATAATTCATATCGGGATTACTAACAGCAATCTTCTCCACCTCCTGCGAAAATCTCGCAGCAGTCATAAACTTATCCTCTAATAATTGTTTCTTGTCCATGTTGTTCTTGATACTCCGAGATATAACTCATTAGTTTCATAAAGAATTCTTTCTTAGGTGGAAGCACCTTAACTTGAGTCTCTCCGTTTTCACAAGCAACAATAGTTACGAGTTGTTTGACACTCAACCCGTAGTTTTCTTGTAGCATACATGCATATGCAGTTTCTTGAACGAAGTAATCGTAAAGATATTTCTCACGCTTTGGTTCAGCAGCAGTCTTGAAGTCAATGATAGACAACACACCGTCAAACTCAGCGATACAATCTACTCGCCCTGCAATCTCCAAATGTTTAGAGTAGAGCGCCGCTTCCTGTAAGTAAATATTATTTATACGGTCCAAAGTAGGGCGACTATGATGGAACATTAGTACAGGAAGTGGATGCGATTTATACTTCTTCAGGTCTAGATCATTATTAAAGTAGTCTTCAGCAATAGAGTGATACTTTGTGCCACGACCAGTAGCACGAGTTGTCTTAGCATTTGCTGCCTTCTCGCCAACACGAGCTCGCCACTTAGCAATGCCTGCTTTCTTTGCTGCGTTGTTGCCAATCACAGTGGTGACAGATGGATAGTGATGTCCTGTTGGTGTAAGATAAACACGTTTGCCCCCCACCATTTCAGCAGACATTTCAATAGGATCTAGTCCCACATGATTGAACAGTTTCATAGACCTAGATTAATTTTATTAATGATATAAGATTTGACAAGACCAGAGCGAACGATATCTTCCACACCAAACTCAACCAGTGAGAACTCATCCATATTTTGTAGGATGCGTTGGAAGTCTAGGATACCTGAACGTTCAGAGATCTTTTGAAGATCAGTTTGTGCTGCGTCTCCACAGAAAATGATCTTACTGTCTTGTCCCACACGAGTGATGATTGAATCAAGTTCATGGAAGTTTAGGTTCTGACACTCATCAATGATAACGATAGCATTGTCTAGTGTAGTGCCACGTATGAAACTAGTAGACCAGAAGGAGATAGTTTCCTGTGCCTTCAGGTTATCATAGAGCATTTCATATGATGCATCGTCAGGCATCTCAAACATGGATTGAACCATGTTCTTATATGGAATCTGATATAAGTTTGACTTGTCTTCATGATCTCCTGGAAGGAATCCAATCTCTCTTGTAGGGACAAGTGAACGCACCATGTACAGTTTTTCATAAGGAGATGTGCCTGAGAGGATCTCCTTGAGTGCCAGGTACATTGCAATGAATGTCTTACCTGTGCCTGCACATCCATAGAGGAAAAGGTGTTTGCCGTAGACCTCATAGGCATCAAATGCAGTTCTTTGGTTTTCTGTTAAAGGAGTGATCTCAACTAGATGATCAACATCAATTGGTTTTTTGCGTCTCATTTGCTTCGCACTCATATTTTGTCCAGGTGCTTTAGTAGTCTTCTTTCTAGCTGGCATGTCAGTTATACTTTTGTGTGATGGTTCTGTTTCTTGGTGCCTTAGGAGCAATCTTATTCTTCATTATATCATGAAAACCAGGATGTGTTCTACTCATCTTGTCTCTCCAGTCACCTACTTCACCAGAGGCAGGGCATGTAGATGGATCACTCCAATCTCTATCCCATTCTGGATTGTCATCTTTCCACTGACTCCACTCATGAACACTAAGTCTTACTTCTTTTTGTTCACCAGTTTCTTTGTTAATCACTGGGTAAGTCGCCATCGTCTCCCTCCTTTACTTTATTAAATCCAAATGGACCTGCTCCCTTTTCTTCTAGTGCTAGCTTCAGTGCAACACCACCAATTGCTTCCATAACTTTAATGACTTGCTCAGGTTTGGCATCCTCACCAAGTTCTTTGGCAACGTACCAATACTTAGGCCAAAATGTTTGACCTGCTAATTCATAATCTTCTAACGTTAATAGTTTCATGACCACTCCAGTGCTTCAGCACAAATAGGTAATTCTTTTACAAATACATCGCGACATTGTTGAGCGATATCCATGTGTTCTTTCTGTGTTCCATGAGCAGAACGCAGATCGATATAATGCATCCATGATCGAACTGATCCGCTCATGTAAATTTTGGTGGGAATTGCTAAAGGAAGCACAAAACGCGAACATTCCTTTGCAATCCCTACAGAAAGCATATGCTGATATAGATCCATAGCAGAATCAAAGTGACGCTCGATAGCAATCTCAAGTTCCTGCTTAACAAAAGGATCCACATCATCAATACTATTCTGACGGTTCTTTGTATCTTGGCGGCGAAGATCAAACAAAGGAATCTTATCAGTCAACATAGAACTATCAGCATACCGCTGAGAAAACTCTTGGAATGTGAACGATCTATGCCTCAGGATCTGAGCTGCGATTCCCCGATTAGTTTCAATCTCCAGTGTCATGAACGCTTGTTCAAATACAGACCAGTGATTGTGCTTGATACAATAACTAAGGAGTCCCGATACTTTCGGGTTGTCCTGGTTGTTCGGGTTGCTCACCCTCGCTACGTACCCCATCATCTTCTCCGCTTCTGGGGTGATAGAAACTAGACGGACTGACCCATGTTGTTGCTTCATTCTTGAATCCTTTGCTCATCATTTCACGTTTTTTCTTGAGACCTGCCTTTGCAGCACGTAACTGCAGTCGCATGTAATGGATCTCTTCATCAGTATACATCATCGGATTCTTATCCGCAAGCTTAATCGCTTTCTTTGCTACTTTAATTGTGTCCTTGAACCTCAATGGGTTACCTCCTCTAAGTATTGAAGGAATGCTTCTTCAGCACCCTCTGTTGATTTATTGCCTTGGGATACCCAGTGGTGACAGAATTCGTACAGATGCTTTCCTGTTTTTAATTTCAAGTAGTGTTTCAATTTAATAAACACATCTGCGCGAAGACTCATACGTTCGTCACTGTATCTCCAGTCAGACTCTATGTCCATATATTTATGGGTAATATCAACACATCATAGCACAAAAAAAGAGGGGTCGCAACCCCTCGTGATGATGTTATGCTAAGATTCTCCTACAAATACGTTTACATAATGACTGACCTTCTCGACATTCAATTAAGCATTCATAGTATTCATTAATTGTTTCTAGTTCCTCTTGTGATTGTTTTACAGATGATTCAAAATTTCTCCACTCATGTAATTGATTGAATGGTATTAGATTATGCATGATACACCTCCTTAGTATAGAATAAAACTACATCATAACGAAGAGTTATTTCTTACATCACTAGTCCTCATTTCTATAACTAATTATAAGGGTTTCCTCACATTTTAGCATCCGTAAATATGCTCAAAAATAAATAAGCACAAAAAAAGAAGGGCGTTAACCCTTCTTTTACAAGTTTACAAGTAACTCACTTAATATAAGTTTTACCACGATAGCAGAATGTGCCATGGGTTTCTTTTGATTCGACACAACGTGTAGTATACTCAACACCACGATATGAGGTGTGATTAATCTGTGCGTTGTGAAGTGCAGATGCTTTGTTGATCTGCTTCTTGATCATGTTTAGTGTGTTCATTTGTCAGTCTCCTGAAGTTAGGGTTTTTAATCCCCGTTCCTTCAGTCGTGTGCGTCCCAGAAACACTCAGGTACAGATTCCTTTACGGTCTCTATCAACTCTACCTTAAAAGCATCAGAGATTTTCTCGTTTGCTTTCATCCTCAGCATAATTGCGTCAGCTTGTTGGCAGGTGAGTGATGAATAGAATAATATTTCTAACATGGGATGAACGGCTCCGTTCCGCGACTTACTTGCGTCCCACCCAAGAGTGGGATGAACGTATGGTAATTATACCATACATTATTTATGGCGGCAAGCAGTCTGATTCAGTTTCCAGAGAGATAAAATGCCTCTCCTCTAGCATGGCAAACTCTCTTTACTTGTGCGTCATAGACAGGAACAGTGCCAGCACCCGTGATTAAATTCTTAGCAAAGTCAAATGCTTCTTTATATTTACTAAACTTGTACACATCATTATAAGTTTTAGCAGATACAAGAACGCCATCCTTCCTCCACGTCTTCATCGTATGCCAAACTAGAGGGTCGGATAGTTTACGATAAAAAATACACCAGTTACCTTTTTGATTTGCACTCATTTGCTTTTCTTGTTAGGATTTTGCCAGAGTTTAGGATTAGCTCTACCCTCTGTTTGTTTCATACTAATTACACTATGATACTTGTCCCAGTAATGATCAAATATCTCTGATTGCTTGGAAGATATAACAATGTCATGTTGAACACCACCTTCAACACTATACTCAATGATGTAAGCAGTACATGGTAGTGATGTATCTTTTGCTAATTCAGGATCACAATTTTCATGAAGTAAGTTCAAGAGCGACCTCCCCATTGAATCTGGGGATATGCTTCTTCAACACATTGCTTTGTGATCTTCCAACGCTTACCGATCTTTTTGTCTTTCATTAGACATAGCACTTCTGCTTCTCCTTGATGGAGACCTTCAAGGAGTTGAATGAATAAGGTTTCACGACGACTTTGAGATACATTCGCTCCACCTTTAAAGAAGAGATAGAGTTTACGATACTCATGAACTAGTTTCGTATGCTCTGTCTCTTCAGGTGCTTCATTCTTTTCATAAGGAACATCACCATCAGGAAGCATAGAAATAATGCTCTCATCAAAGTTGGCAATTAGAATTTGCCTGAGTGCTGGAGAGTTATGCTCCACCAAAAGTTTAATTTTTTGTGCCTTAGTCTTAGCGTTGCTTATTTTTTGCAGCACTTCATTCAGTAATAGTTGCATGACCTAATTAATATCATAAGTGTATTTATTCTTCTTCAAGTTCCTCTTCATCTACAAAGCGAACTGATAGAAGTTCTTCGTTGATCCATTGACCGTCTCCATCTAACATTTCTGGATGAATGTTATCTTCTTGCATACGATACATGTATTCATGGAGTTTTTCGTTTGCTGTCCACCCAGCAATCACACCAACACATAAAAATATAAAGGAAACAGTTGCTGAGAAATAAACAATGGTTGCTTGCGTCATTAGTTCAACTCCAAATTAAATTTGCTTGCTGTCCCACAAAAGTTCAAAGTTGAAATAGACTCTTCGCTTTAGTAGGGTAAAAAACCTAGTGATAGCGATACCTTTTGATGGGGGTTTCGCTTCTTCCTTTTCCTCCTTCGCCCCCCGAAGCATGAGTTCTATGCCTCTATTTATTTTAAGATCTTTCACTTTTTATTAGAAGATACTAAATTCTTTTCTACGAAAAATTTAGCAGTCTCTACCAGACCACCAATTTCTTTTCCATCTATAATAACATGAGGAAATGAACTTGCTTCTGGATAATCTACACGAACCTCGTCTCCGCTAGCACATATCTGTTCATCATAATCAGTGATGTTCGCACGTTCAAATAGTTCCTTTAACTTTGTGCAGTAGAAACATCCGGGAGTAGAATAAATTTTAATTTTCATAATTTTTAATGTAAGTAATGAACCCATCCGGTAACGATCATTTTTTCTTCTTCCATTGAAGGAATTCCTCTATGAGTATGTGTCCAATCTGTAGGCCAAATTAAAGTCAAACCTTTTTGTGGTTTAATTTTTAAATTTTGATATAAAAATTCTGTTTCTCCTCCAGATTCGACATCATTTAAGTATGTCATATAAACGAGGTGTCTACAGAGTTGTACTGGATCCATGATAGATCTTTCACTGTGGTAAATTTTATACCCACCACCTTTCTTATAGTGCTGAATGTTATGTCCTTCTCTAAAACCAATTTTAGAGTTGGGCATTGCTTCAGCATATTTATCCAGATAAGCATCAACCACTTCAATTAAAGTATTGAAATAATTTTTCCATTTCACATTTGTAATAGAACAAAATGCGGGAACACAAAGATCGGTAGAGTCTTTAATATCTGGATCAACACGATTACCAGAAACTACACCAGGAAGTTTTTCCAATTCTGTTGTGGTATTAAAAAAGTCAACAACATCATCACAAACGTCTGGAGGAATTGTCCATCCACCAATAAAGGAATTGAATGGCAAATCATATTCAGGATATTTATTCATTTATCTTTAACAATTCCAATAACCCAAGACATCATACCATACGGTGTGTCAGAAATCAAGGTCTGAGTTAGTTCTGCTACATCTGGTGGCACAACTAAACAGAATCCAATACCACAGTTGAATACATTACGCATCTCTTCCTCAGCAATGTCTCCTGCCTCCTGGATCTTGGTAAAGAGTTCTGGTCTCTCCCAAGCAGAATAGTCAACGTCAACTGTAAGACCCTTTGGAAGGCATCGTGGGAGGTTCTCAGGCAGTCCTCCACCTGTGATGTGTGCCATGCCTAGGATAGGAACTTCATCCAACAGGTGCTGGATCAGACGAGCATAGATGGTAGTTGGAACCAACAGCTCGGGCATCTCCTTATAGAAAATATAATTTCTCCACAGCATATCATTGACCAGTGTGTATCCATTACTATGAAGACCACTACTCTCAATACCTATGACTACATCACCAGGTCTGATGTTACTGCCGTCAACAACATCATTCTTTTCTACAATACCAGTACAGAAACCAGCAAGGTCATAATCATGTGCCCTGAAATGCTCTGCTGTTTCTCCACCCAACAATTCCATACCTGCCATAGCACAACCAGTGGCAACTCCATACGCAATGTCACTCACATTAGCATCAAGTGTTTTGGTAGAAATATAATCTAGAAAATATAATGGTTTAGCACCAGAACATATAACGTCATTGACGCACATAGCAACGAGATCCTGACCAATAGTGGTGTAATCATTAGCAATCCTACAGATATTAATTTTAGTTCCAACACCATCAGCACCAGATACCAACACAGGTTTCTCATATCCTGATGGGATCTCCATCATTCCACTGAACCCACCAATACTAGGTGCCAATACTTTTAGATACTCTACAAAGGAACGTCCCTTGATGATGTCAACGCCAGAAGTTTTGTAGTCCATTAGTCTCTTCCTAAGCGAATGTATAATGTAATAAGTGATTGTGAGATAAGGTCACAAGAATAGGTGAATCCAATCTTGTCTTCCTTATCCCAGTGTTCTCTTTGACTTTTAAGAAGTGTAGAGAATTCTTTGATCTTAGATCTCATCTCATCTTTAGATAACTTATCCAATGATTTCACCTTTAGCAATTTGTTCACGACGTTTTAGTTTCCATACGATGTAATCCATTGTAGGGATACACATGGGATTCCAACCAACAAAGGTAGTTGATTCTCCACTAGGTATCTTCCAACACTCAGCATCATCATTGTCAAGGTCTAATGATTTACGATACTCATCTTCACCAAGAAGAACAACTGCTCTCTCAGCAGCATTCAAACTTCTAAAGCAATCGAAACCAAGTTTTCTAATCTCATCGGGGATGTGATGTTTCATTGGATTGCTAGGGGTTGTAGTCTCTCAAGGATCTCACGATAAGCAGGGACGATATCACCCTCGTCTCTTCTGAATAGATCCTTATCGAATCTTTCATCACCACCAATCTTCCACAATCTCATACTATCAGGACTGATCTCATCAGCAAGTAGCAACTCACCATGAGCAGTGTATCCGTACTCAACTTTAAAGTCAACCAGATCAATACCTAAGATGTAGAACAATGAACGAAGGATGTCATTGATACGTAGAGTCATCTCAATGAAGGGTTCTGGATCATATCCCATCAGACGCACACGATCTCTTGTCAACAGAGGATCATGCTTGTTATCATCCTTCAAGAAGAACTCAACAATAGGATGTGGTAGTGAGTAACCTTCTTGTAGTGTTGTCTCACGAACAATAGATCCAGCAGCACGGTTCCTACAAATAACTTCCAGTGGAACGATGTCTACTTTCCTACAGATCATCTTGTTAGCACCAACCATATTAATATAATGTGTTGGGATATGTTCTTTGGCAAGTTTCTCAAAGATAAGAGCAGAGATACTACAGCAGAGGGATCCTTTTCCTAAAGGATGATCAACCATCTCACCGTTGCCTGCTGTCACCTTATCGTGATACTCAATGATGACACGATCAGCATCGTCACCAGCGTACACAGTTTTGACCTTGCCTTCTACAATTACTTCCATAGAAATAGGGCGTTTAACTTTCATAGTATACAATAAAAAAGCACTCCCGTCAAGGAGTGCTGTGTCGGTTTAGGAGGTGGTCTGAATGGACAGTCTGGACATCCAGCACCACAACATCCTCTATTCTTTCTCATAGATTTGTTCTAGTTTTTCTCTAGAGAAATCAACATACATCAACTCTTCACCTGCTTGTGGTGCTTCTGGATGACGTGGTTTAGGTCTATTCATTTCTACTTTAATAGATTGAATGTTAGCCCACATCATAGCGAAGGCACCACCAGCAATGAGAGCGAAGCATATGAAGTATAGTGTGACTTCAAATTGGTTCACAGTGCGTTACCTCTAGGTAGAACTTCTTCAGGGAAGATGAAGTTTTCATGTGGTTGATCGGCAGGTGCCAACCAAGCACGTAGTCCTTCATTGAGAAGGATGTTCTTTGTGTAGAACGTCTCGAACTCAGGATCTTCTGCTGCTCTAATCTCTTGACTCACAAAATCATAAGCACGAAGATTAAGAGCAAGCCCAATGATCCCAATAGAAGAGACCCAAAGACCCATGACAGGAACAAACAACATAAAGAAGTGCAACCAACGCTTATTGCTAAACGCAACCCCGAAGATTTGTGACCAAAAACGGTTCGCTGTAACCATCGAATAGGTCTCCTCCTCCTGAGTGGAATCGAACGCTTTAAATGTGTTTGCCTGTTCTCCATCTTCATACAAGGTATTCTCTACTGTGACACCATGGATAGCACTGAGCAGTGCTCCACCCAGTATACCAGCAACTCCCATCATATGGAAGGGGTTGAGTGTCCAGTTGTGGAAACCCTGAAGGAACAACAGGAACCTGAAGATCGCCGCGACACCAAAGGACGGCGCGAAAAACCAAGAGGACTGTCCCAAAGGATAGATGAGGAACACGCTGACAAATACAGCAATAGGACCAGAAAAAGCAATCGCATTGTAAGGTCTGATACCAATCAGGCGAGCAAGTTCAAATTGCCTAAGCATGAAACCAATGAGAGCAAAGGCTCCGTGGAGTGCCACAAAATTCCAGAGTCCCCCAAGTTGGCACCACCGTTGGAAATTCCCCTGAGACTCAGGACCCCAAAGTAGAAGAAGAGAATGACCCATAGCGTCAGCAGGCGTCGAGACAGCTGCCGTAAGAAAGTTAGCACCTTCAAGATAGGAAGAAGCAAGACCGTGGGTGTACCAACTCGTAACAAAAGCTGTCCCAGTAAGCCAACCGCCAATGGCAAGATAAGCAGTGGGAAGAAGTAGGAGTCCAGACCAACCCACAAAGACAAAGCGATCCCGTTTAACCCAGTCGTCCAGGACATCGAACCACCCCCTAGTTGGTGTTGTAAGTGTACTTGTAGTCATTTTTTGTTTACCGTAGACATAAAACTTTACATTATTGAAGAAAAAAATAGGGGTCATTACGACCCCTAGTTATATCCTAATTTATTTCAAATTAGGAGTTAGTATCAACCAACTGAAGGAGCAATTAAGGCCACAGGTGTGGACTCAGCTGCTGCAAGATCAAGCGGGAAGTTGTGCGCGTTGCGCTCGTGCATGACTTCCATGCCGAGACCGGCACGGTTGAGCACGTCTGCCCAGGTGTTGAGCACACGTCCTTGTCCGTCGAGGATGGACTGGTTGAAGTTGAATCCATTGAGGTTAAATGCCATGGTGCTTACGCCCAGTGCGGTGAACCAGATTCCAACTACAGGCCATGCTGCGAGGAAGAAGTGCAGTGAACGTGAGTTGTTGAATGAAGCATATTGGAAGATCAAACGACCGAAGTAGCCATGTGCTGCAACGATGTTGTATGTCTCTTCTTCTTGACCGAACTTGTAACCATAGTTCTGTGACTCAGTTTCAGTCGTCTCACGGACGAGTGAAGATGTAACCAAAGAACCGTGCATTGCACTGAACAATGAACCACCGAAGACACCTGCTACGCCGAGCATGTGGAAGGGGTGCATGAGAATGTTGTGCTCTGCTTGGAAGACAAGCATGTAGTTGAAGGTGCCACTGATACCCAGGGGCATTGCGTCAGAGAAAGAACCTTGACCGAAAGGATAGACGAGGAATACAGCAGATGCTGCAGCGACTGGTGCTGAGTATGCTACACAGATCCAGGGACGCATACCTAAACGGTATGAAAGTTCCCACTCACGTCCCATATATGCATAGATGCCGATAAGGAAGTGAAATACTACGAGTTGGAAAGGACCACCGTTATACAGCCACTCATCAAGTGATGCGGCTTCCCAGATGGGATAGAAGTGAAGACCAATTGCGTTGGAAGATGGAACAACTGCACCAGAGATGATGTTGTTACCATACATGAGTGAACCAGCGACGGGTTCACGGATGCCGTCGATGTCCACAGGGGGAGCAGCGACGAAGGCGACGATGAAACAGATGGTTGCTGCCAACAGAGTTGGAATCATCAGTACGCCGAACCAACCGACATAGAGGCGGTTATTGGTAGAAGTTACCCACTCGCAGAAAGATTCCCACGAAGAGGTTGATTGTTGCCTTGAAAGAGTTGAAGCCATTGTTTTAAACAAAAAAGTAAGACCATCAGGGAATGGTGGAGTTACTATTTCCCAGACACCCTAAGTCCGGGATATGAAAGACGTTTTTATACACCCTAGAGGTCTTGGTTTGCGGGGTGTTACGAAACGTTAAGAAATGTTTTGATTCCTTAACTTGCCGATGTATTTAGTATAGCAGGTTGTGCTATGCCCGTCAACCCCTGAAAGATGAGTGATTATACTCAACTAGTAGGAGGGGTCTTCCGAACTGGGATCAGTATAGCACGTTTCTACCTCCCAGTGCTTCCAATCTACCTCTCTTTTTGCTATCATTTGTTCCAGTTCCTCAACTGTCATACACACTTTGACAGGTTTACTAGTCTCCTTGTCGTAGATATGGAACATTTGTGTATCAATCATTACTTATTTTAATATGGACAATAAAAAAGAGACCTTCTGTTATGTGGCAGAGGTCTCTTTAAGTGGCGACGATATGTCTTTATTTATTTAATTTGTAGGTGCCATGATAGGTGTCATGATACCGCCATCACCTCCACCATTATCATCATCAGATTCTTTGATAAGATATAGTAAAAAATTTGCTACCATGAATCCAACTACTAATGCTAGAAAGTTACTGGTGTCCATTTACCATACTCCTGGAATGATTTGTCCTGTAGTAGCATAAGTTCCAACAGCGATGATGAAACCAAGCATTGCTAGACGTGAGTTGAGGATCTCTGCCTCAGGTGTGAATCCGAATTTCATTTGTTTTGCTCCTGTGTTTTGTTGTAGATAATGACTCTGCCATTTTCATGAGTGAATACTAATTCATCATGATGCCCCCAGCAGAGTTCTTCGTATAGGGCATTTAATCTCTCCATGTCATCATAGAGTTGATTAGGATTTAACATCTTCCTCTTTGACTTCCCAAGACCCACCTACTCCACCTTCCATGTTGACAACAATGTCTTGTGGTTCAGTAGATTCCTGTGAATGAGGAGGTTTGTGCTCTCTATCCATGGGTTTAGATGATTCAAAAGGAGTGCGCGAAAGGTTTTTGATAACGATGAACGCATCCTTATTATATTTGCGAGTACCGTAAGGGGTTGCCCACTTTTTATTATACTCTTCACCTTGGTGGATACCAGAGACTACTGTGCCACCAACCTCAATTACGATGTTATCATATCGCACATCCCAACCGAGAGTTGCAATCTGATTCCAAAGATCTTCTTGTGTAAATTCCATCAATAAAGACTCTCTTCCTGTTCAGTCAAGACTACGCAATCACTAGTAGGATAAGATACGCAAGTCAGAATAAATCCCGACTCCATTTGATCGTCATCCAAAAACGATTGATCGCTTTGATCAACAGATCCACTCTCTAATTTACCAGCACAAGATGAACAAGCACCAGCACGACAAGAGTAATTGATATCTACACCTGCTTCTTCAGCAGCGTCAAGGATATACTGATCATCCTCACATGGGAAGGACGTTTCAGTTCCATCAGGTGCCTTAGCAGTGATATTAAAAGCCATTAGTAAGTTTCAGAAAGTTGTTCTACAGAATATGCCAGTGCTACTATGAACACGACACTTACCATTGTAAAGAATGATGCCGCCATTGTCAAGCTACTCCAAAAAAGAAGTTGCCTGTGATGGCATATGACAGGAAACCAGCAATAATGCCAAGCATTGCCCAGCGACCGTTTGCTTTCTCTGCTTTCTCAGCATAGGACTCATATCCATAACGCTCTGCGTCAGTCTTAGAGATATACATTTGAGGTTCTTTAGCAAACAAGTTTTGTTGTCCTTGTTCGTTGGTTGTAACGGTCATGATACGTTTCGTAATGAATCTTTACATAGTATATAGTAATTCTTAAGATCTGTCAAGTGATGTGTGCCACTTTGAACATAGGCACACCAACTAAATATATGAGGATCCGAAATTATACGCTATGAAGAAAATCCTTCCTATCGTAATGCTACTGATGACCACTTCTGCTGCTCAAGCAGGTGGACTTGTATCAAAACAATCTTCTAGTGTTCAACTAACTGTTGACGCTGCTAGATCAACTGCCGTAAGAGTGGGCAACTCCTATAGTATTTCAGGCACCAATGTTGGCACCTCAGATGGAACAACCTCTGGGATGATCTCAACTGGCACAATCACCAGTGGAGTATATTCTCCTGGCACGATTTCAGCAAATCAACTTTCAGCAACTAACGGAGAGTCATTCTCTTATAGCACCTCGTTTACCCAAGGTGATGCTATCCCAACTGCTGCTCCTACTGTAGGAGATGTTCCCAACTTCAGTAATGTAACTTCTTACACTGCTGGTTCTGCTGGAACTCTAGCAGGTACTGTAGGAACTTCAGGTGCTCTAACTGTGACGGCTGGTGGTGCTGGTACTACAGCAACAGGACAATTCGTTTCTGAGATTACTGTTATTGACTAAGGAGATAGATAATGAATACTATGATTCGTTGGTCTGTGATGTCTGTGGTGGGTGTAAGTGTCACACTTGCTCCTGCCCTGGCGGTCCCCGTGGTCCCAAATTTTACTCAGGGATCCATGACCAGCAGGACGGAGACCACTCAGAAGATAACTGAGACTATAAATTCTATGGATTATAACACTGGGTATCAGTATTCTGCTACTGGCACTGGTGTATCAGCATCTGGAAACCTATCACCAGGAACAGGTGCTACTAATGTAACTATTAATGGAGTGACTTCATCATGGACTGGAGCAACAAACAAACCACAGTTCACACAAACAGTACCAGGAGCAGCGTTTCAGTTTACAGAAACTTATCGCGGACCTGGTTTAAGCAACCAAACGATTATTCAAAGAGAAACCGACGTTATAAGCATAACAGATACTACAAGTATCTTCTCCCAATAACATTATTATTCGCTAATCCTTCTTATGCTGAAACTGTTGGTGGTGTCTCTGCTACTGCTAATCCTGTGGCTAATAGTTCAGGCTCCGTTACAAACCAAGCTATTCAAGTCCTTCAGGGACCATACATTACAAACACCTACGGTGGAGGTATACAATGTCAAGGTCCCACTCGCAATTTCACTCCGTATGTAACAGGTAGTGTCTCTGCTTCCAAACCTTTTGAAGGTTATTATGATGACCCAGTATATGATGTAACCGATAACTTTGGTGCCTACGATGCTGACGGGAATCCAATGGGAGATGGTATCTTAGATAATCCTGGTGATGTAAGTTTCTACAAAAGAACTAGGACAGGACAGAAGGATAACTATAGTCTAGGTGTAGGTTTCTCTATGACATGGAGCACACCTACAGATAAAAAGTTACAAGATCTTTGTAAAGAAGCAGCAACTTCTAACATCGCAATGATGAAACAACTGACTGCTAATAAAAGATTAGACTTTGAGATTGCTCGCCTTAAGAATTGTGGTGAGTTAAAGTTAAAAGGAATTCAATTCCACCCCAAGTCACCATACTATGGTGTATGTGCTGATGTCTTAGTAAACAACCCACCAGGACATAAGCATCCACACTACCACAATATCCCTAGCGTTTCTTCTTCCTCCTCGGGAAGACAGAACGAAGCTCCTTCACAGCATGATTCATCTGACGCTGCTCTGCTAGGCGCTCCCCTACAGACAAAATAGGAGGTTTCTTACCACGTAAGGTAGAAATCTTTTTCATAACTTTCTTAACCGCTGGTTTGACTGCTTTCAATAGCAGATCTGCCAGTGGTTTTGCTATGAGTGCTGATGATGTAGCGATGACAGCAATACCACCCACCTGCATAACCTGTCCACCACTAGGTAGACCAGCAACAATTTGTGTGGGGAGTCCTACTGATTCTGTTATCTGAACACATGTCTTATCGATGAGTTCATAACCAGTAACTCTCTTTCTAAATCCTTCCACTAATGTTCCTACAGGTTCTTGTGCCTGCTGTACCTTAGTAGGACATTCTATTTTGGCAGTAGGTGGTGGAGGTGGGGGTGGTGTATCTATTTTTGTTTCTGGTGGTGTAGGTTTATCTGGTGTTCTGTTATCCACCTGAGGTGGACCAGTCATAATCATCTGGTTTGGTTCAAAAGAAAGAGGATTAAAATTGGGAACACCAGAATCGCAAATTGTAACCACACCATTAGGATCATCCGTTCGTAATTGATTATTTTTAGCAGTATTAGTTTCAGTCGCCTCAACACACCCTGGTATATTAACCACAGGCACACCAATGTTTACAACTACTGGAGCTGCTAGTGGTAGTGATGTTGAAGTGCTATTAAAGTCATAGGTAGGGATAGTATTAATTTGAATATCATTAATACGAATATCCCCGCCTGTAATGATGGGTATCTCAGGCATTAGTCTTCAAATAATTTAAAAATTCCTGTCCAAATAGAATGGAAGAATACATACAAGAAAAATGTTTCAGTTGCGTCTTTCTTTGCTTGCTTCTTATAGGTCGATTGTGCCATGATAATATTATAATAATATTCACAGTTATTTAACAATTCTCAGAAGATTCTCAGTTAGCAGTCATTAAATACTGATCCAACTGTAGAACCTAGTGATGACCCTGCTTTCTGTCCTAGTAGCAGTGCCCATCCACCTGCCAACCAACCCACGTAAGGGACGCTAGCAAGGGCAGGAACAGCAACACCAGCAGCAATAGCACTACCCGCCATCGCACCTTGACTTCGTGCTCCAGCGTCCGCCACTAAACACTCTGCTTGTTTGGCAGTTAACTTTCCCTCGTCATCTGTTGCACCCCCTAGGTTACGAGTACCTTCACGGGTGAACTGATCACGACGCCATTCGTTTCTGATTTCAGATCCACCACCAAACAATCCTCTACGTTCCTTGTCAACATCTAGAGACCTTTCGGACTCCAAAACCTTAGGATCGTCAGCACGGAATTCAATCTCATAACCATCCTTACCTGCCTTAATCTTATAAGAAGAGTAAGGACCATGGGGGATGTGAAATGTAGGAGGTTGAACCACAGGTTCAGGTTCCTGCCTGAAAACATATCCAAGCAGACCTATGTGTGCTACAACAAATACTCCACCAACTGAAGCGGCAACGATCTTAAGTTTATTCATGGTTAGAATGGCATAGTGGGACTAGGCACAGCAGGACCAGTCATCTCAGGGACTCCTGGAATAGCAGCATCTACCAGTGATGGTAGTGCTTCTGTAATTGCTTCAGTGATAGCAGCAGTTACTCTCTCCCTTGATTGCTCGATTAATGTATCCTTTTGAACGTAAAGATAAGCACCACCCCCTAAGACAGCTAAAGAAACTAAACCAGATAACAACGCTACACCATTAATCAATTTTTGCATCTTTCTTCTCCAATGTAGGTGCTTGCTTTGAATCATCCTTCTTCTTAGAAGGCATGACACCAAACGTAGCTAATGTACCAGTAAAAACACTGGCGATAAAAGTTGGATCGATATTTTTCTGAGGAACACCAGGAACAGTTACATAATTAAGAGTCAGAATTGCTGCTGACCAACCAAGAATAATAACTCGGACGAGAGTTGATACACCCTCATCCGCCCACTCAAATTTGTTTTCCTTTTTGGCTTCCTCTTTCTTCTGTGGATTTGATTCCATGAGTAAAGAGTTAGGCAGCTCTATTTATCACTCAGCAGGTGTTTCTTCTTGTGCTGCTTGATATGCTGCTACAACTTCTTCAGTCCATAAAGTTGTAGCGACGGCAGCAACTCTATCATCTTCATTGCTTACATCAGCACCAGGAACAATTACATGACGATGGAAACTAGAAGCAACTTCTACACCATCTTTAAGAATCTGATCTCTTCTTCTTACTTGAATACATCCGTCGAGTAGAACTTCAATTTTATCTACTACTGATTTTTCTTGTAATGCCATTAGGATCGTTCTCCAAACTAAACAGGTTTAGGCATAATTATTTATTATGCTGACTAATTATGAATATATGAGATAGATCCCCTTATGAGAACATTACTTGCTATACTACCAGATATGAGTCCTGACTCAGTATTTCCAGTTTTTCCATTTATAAGCCAAGAATAATTACCACCTGCTTGTGGAACCGAAAGAGCAAGATATGAAGTAGTTGGAACAGATCTCGCCCAATGAACTGCTCCACCACCATAAAAATTTGTACCAAATCCTTGAGCAGGAATTGCTGAAGATATATAGGGCAACCCATCAATCCGCCAATTTCCACTAACACCTGAGTTACTTCCAGGATTTGATAGATAAAATTCTGCTATAACTCTGTTTCCAATCTTTGTGTATGTTCCCATCCTCTCATTAAAACTCGTTACACTTCCGCTTGTAGATCCAGAAATATATTGAAACCAATATCCTTCTTCATAATCATCAAGCAACTCACTACTCATACTAGATCCACCGAAGGTGGGATTAGAAGTAGAAGAGAAGTCAATACCAGTTCCTGCT